GATTCATCATGAGATGGCTTTTCAAGAGCCGTTTCGTTTGACACAGGGTCCATTGATGGCGGATGATATTGATCGGTTGCTTGTTAAAGCGGGCCGTTTTAATCATACGCACGGAGGGTTCTGGGTCAGTGGTGATTACGAGGCAGCAACAGATGGGCTCCATCCGGACTTATCTGAGGCCTGTATGCAGGAGATTTGCAGGAGTCTCAACATTGATTTTGTTGATCAGCAACTGCTTATCCATGCATTAACTGGGCATCGGATTGTCTGGGTTGGTGATGGGGACCTAGATGGGGGCGGTCTTTGGGTTGATCCTGAAGGCCGATCGTCTAAGGATCAGAATTGGGGACAGTTGATGGGATCACCTGTCTCTTTTCCTGTTCTTTGTTTGGTCAACGCTGCAATAACCCGTATGTGGTTTGAGCGGGAGATGGGTTTCCGTATTAAGTTACGAGAGATGCCGTTGTTGGTCAATGGTGACGATATCCTCTTCTGGTGTCCGTCTGTTGAGGCCTACGCGCGGTGGAAGGAGACAGTGTCTCGGGCTGGTTTGAAACCTAGTGTTGGTAAAAATTACACTAGTGATTCTTTCCTCGTGATAAACTCTCAAATATGGTCTGTGAAGAGATCGGTTGATTTCTTCGGACAAGAGATCTGGGTGAATACAGGGTTGTTACCAAGTATGAACCTGGGTCTCCTGTTTGGGACCACAAAGAGTGAGTCTTCTCATTCGATGGAGAAGGCTCTTTTCGGTAGTCACGAGGCTCAGCGAGATTCGCTTAATCTCCGAGCTCACGATTGGGTTGCGGGGTATCCGGAGGATCAGGATATGATGATGAGTGTGTTCATCCAGTATTGGAAGAGTACGCTTAAGTCTGTTCCTAAAGAGGTCTCATGGTGGGTTCATCCTTCCTATGGAGGTCTTGGTCTTCCGGTTACGAGAGAAGTGGAGATTACTGATCGTCAACGTAAGTTGGCGGCCTATCTCCATCTCGCACCCATCATCAACGATCGACGTGTCCAGCTCAGAGGGATAGCTCAACCATTACCCGGATTCAGTGAATGCTTTATGCGTAACTGGTCTGGTGTTCTGGATCGTCTTGGCGTTAAACCGGTAAGGGAAGGTCGGTATCCTGTCCCCGAAGGGTGGTCCCTGTTAAGGTACCATCTTAGGACGGGATATGATCCGACTGACCCTGAAGGTTATAGTGCCTATAGGCGGTGTTATGAGAAGCTTTGGAAAGCGTCTCTAAAACATTGGGCGAAACCTCTCAGCTTCCGTAAGTGCGTGCAGGGTTCAGACCGTGAAGTCGGAATACCTTGGCGCATAACGGTTGGTTGAGTGGAGGTGGGGTTTTAAGGTGTTTGTACCCCGGGCAAGAAAACAAAGATATTTCCATTGTGAGGTTTGAGGAGTCCA